TTATAGTCCCCTTACAGGGGTTTTGGTATTATGACTTAAACTCCCCTCACAGGGGAAAGGGTTTACAGTTTACAGTCAACTATGTTGACAATAATGTTAAAATGTGCTATAATGGAAGTAGAGGGGTAAAGATATGACAGAAGAAACAATATTAAAACCAATAAGGAAAAATGGTGTACTTATAGAGAAAGCATTTAAGAAATATGCTGAGGAGTATGCCGCTGGGAGGAAACCAGTAGTTAGTAAAATAATGTTAGAGGTTGGTTATACGCCACATATGGCTAGAACCTGCCGAGTTAAACATACTATGACTTGGAAAAAATTATTAGAGGGAATGGCAAATACTAAAGTTATGAAAGTGTTTGATGATTTAATTGATGAAGATAACGAAGACAAGAGAACGCGTTTAGCCGCAGCCATAGAGGTCTGCAAACTTAAAGATTTGTACCCAGGTAAGAGATTAAAAATTGAAGCATTACAAGAAAAAAATAATGAATTCCTTGAAGCAGGAGAAATTGAAAATTAATGATGAGAAGCTCAAGCAAAAACTTGGGTTTGTTCCACATAAAGGACAAGCTCCTGTTTTAGAGGGAATAAAGGATGATAAGATAAAAGATGTTGTGTTGGTGTGCGGGCGTCGTTGGGGTAAGACGTTATTAGTAGCGTATCTCGCATTTAGAGAGATGTTATTACCACACAGACAGGTATGGATAGTTGCACCAACAAGTGATTTAACGCAAAAGGCATTTACTGAAATAGTTAAGTTCATTGCTAAAATGTATGAGCCAGGTGAGTATACAATTACCACTAAGCCATATACAAAGTTAAGAATGGCTAATGGTAGTTGGATAGAATGTAAAACTGCCGATAACCCTGTTTCTTTAATAGGAGAGGAGGTAGATTTGCTTATTATTGATGAAGCGGCTAGGTTAGCACCAATGACATATGATAGAGAGTTGGCTGCTACTACAATGACAAGAAATGGTAGAACTATTTTTATTAGTACTCCAAAAGGATTGAATTGGTTTCATACCAAGTATAAACAAGTAGAAGAAGCTGACGATGGATTTGTGTGGAATGCACCCAGTTCAGATAATGAATTAAACACAAAGGAGTGGTTAGAGAAACTAAGAAGAAGTTTGCCAGGGGAAATTTATAACCAAGAGTATAATGCCTCGTTTATTGACGGTGCAAGTGCTGTGTTTAGGAATATTAGAGAAGTAATTAGTGATAGTTGCTATGAAGAACCATTGCCCTCCCATAGATACATACTTGGGGTTGACCTTGCTAAGGTTAATGACTATACAGTATTAACAGTAGTTGATAGGTTCACACACAAGGTTGTTGCTTGGGATAGATTTAATAAAATTGATTACCCAATTCAGAAGAATAGAATTGTTGCCTTGGCAAGAAGGTATAACAATGCTAAAATAATAATTGACTCTACTGGCGTTGGTAATCCAGTAACAGACGATTTAAGAAGAGAGAATTTAGTAATAGATGATTTTAAATTCTCAAACAAGAGTAAGCAAGAGCTTGTTGAGAAGTTAAACTTATTTATAGAGGAAAGAGGAATACTCCTTCCAAATGAACCAATACTTATAGATGAACTTAGCTCATTTGGAGTGGAGGTTACAGAGAGAGGAACAATTACATATTCAGCACCAGTTGGTATGCACGACGATTGTGTAATGAGCTTGGGGCTAGCAGTATGGGGATTATACTCAACGGATACGATTAAAGATAAACAAGAAGACCCTATAAACTTCTTATTAGAAGAAAGAAGAAAAAGGAGAAAAATAAGGGTTAGAAGATAATGAAAATTAATATAGAGGGAGAATTACAGAACTTTAAAGAGCCAATTACTATTTTAGATGGTTGGGACTTTAATCAAAAAGAACAATTAGAGTTTAATATTTCATATTACAACTCAAAGTTCTTAGATGGAGATATTGATACAGATGGACTTAAGTTGTATTTCTTGAATACAATTAGGTCTGCCTGTGGAACAACCACTAAAGCTATTGATTTAGACACAAGGGATATTAATTTAGTTAATTCTCCCGGTGGAAATGAGCTTAAAGTATGGTTTTACCAAAGAGATTTAAAATATTGGCTTAAGAGTCAACAATTTGGTAGGGTTTTAAACAGAATCTCTGAAGAATTACCTAAAATGGGTTCTGTTGTTCTAAAATATAACGCTGGAGATGTACATTTTGTAGATTTAAGGAACTTTATTTGTGAACAAAACGCAGACTCATTAGATTTTTCTAACTATATTATAGAAATTCACTATTACACACCAGTAGAGTTTAGAAAAATTGCTAAAAAGAAGGATTGGGAGAATATTGACAAAGTAATGGATTTGTATCGTGGTTCTAAAGAACAATACATTAGAGTATTTGAGAGATATGGAGAAGTAGAAACAAATGGATTCTTTGATTATAAGATGGTTCTAGTAGCAGATATTCCTTCCGATATTAAAAAGAACGACTTAGCTAAATTTGAAATTAATGGAGATATTATTTTAGCAGAAAAGTTAGTTGATAGACACCCATATAAAGAAATTCATATTAACAAGATTCCTGGTAGATGGTTAGGAGTTTCAATTCCAGAGATTCTATCAGAGAACCAAATAAGAATTAATGAGATTCTTAATCAGCAAGTTAAATCTTCTTATTGGAACTCATTAAGACTATGGCAGACAAGAGACCCTGGAGCAGCAAGAAACCTATTAGGTGATGCAGAGAATGGAGATGTGTTAAGAGTTGATGAGCCACTACAAATTGTTGATATGCAGGATAGAAACTTATCACACTTTACCGCAGAGATGCAAATGCTACAACAAAACTCCCAAGAACAGACTTTTTCATACGATGTTATTAGGGGAGAAAGAACACCAGCAGGTACCCCATTAGGTTCTGCACAACTAAGTGCAGCAATGACAGTGAGTTTCTTTGACCAAATGAGAGAAAACAATGCCTTAGAAATTAAAGACCTATTATGGAGATTCGTAATTCCAGGATTTGAAAAGACAGCAAACAAGGAACACTTCTTGAAAATAGTTGGTGAAGATTTACAGAGAATTAATGAAATGATTAAGGCTCAAAATGTAAATACTCGTGTACTAGAATATATTAGAACCAAAGGTATTTTACCAGATACCAATCAGGTTAAAATATTTAAAGAGCTAGAAGAAGAAAGAGTTTCTAACATTAAAGAAAGACACTTCAAGGTTCCGGCTGGATGGTATAAAAATATTCAATATGATATTGATATTGTAATTACAGATGAAAGTCAATCTGCTACAGTAAAAGCACAATCATTAATTCAAGCATTCCAAATGATAACAGCAGACCCAACAATACTTCAAGACCCAATTAAAAAGAAAATCTTTGGAAAGTATCTTGAACAAGTTGGAATTAATTTATACGATTTAGAAGCAGAAATAATAAAAACTAATGAACCAGCAATGCAATCAGTTGGTGGTGCGGGTGGGGGAGTATCAGCCCCACCAGTACCAGTAGCAGGTAGCACTGGGGAACAAAAACTATGAGTGAAGAAATAAAACTTCCCTTAGAAGAAAGAAAACAAATTATAAAAGAATTAGCTAGGGGAAAGGGTGGTCAAGCACTAAGAGAGGAATTAGTTGACTTAATTAATAGCGCTGTTAGTGTTTCAACAATTCCAGCAGAAGCATTTGATAGTAATGATAAGTTGGCTGCAGAAACAAGAGGAATGATGAAAGCCAGAATATTATTACAAAACCTTTATAACAAACTTATTCCAGAGGAAGAAATTAAACCAACAAAAAAAATACATAAATAAAAATTTGGGAAGCGTCAACCCATTAAAACACAAAGGTCGGTCAGTCGTAATCCGCATAAAATATTACGCTTATGAGTGAAGAAACTCAAATGGAGGAAACCCAAGACAACCAAGAGGAAACAACCCCTACTGAGGAAACTCGGGAAACAAATTCACAAGGTAGTTCTGAAAATGAAAGAAGATTATATGCAAGAGCTAAAAATGCTGAAGCAGAACTTAAAAAGCTAAAAGAAGAATTAAAAGGGAAAGAACCTGCTAATCAGGAAACAAAACAAGAGATTCCCCAATTTAATGAAATTAATTTAGCTAAAAAAGTTAAGGCTTTGGGAGATTTAGATGAAGCAGAAATTGACTTTGCAGAAACCTATGCCAAAGGCAAAGGAATAGATATTTTAGAAGCTATCAAGTCCGAGGATGTAGGAACATACATTGCGGCTAGAAGAGAGAAGATTAAGAAGGATAATTTAACACCAGACCCTTCTAACAAACAATCACAAGCTTCTAGAACAGTAGAAGAGGTATTAGAGGCAGGTGACTTTAAAGAACTTTCTTTAGAAGAAAAAGAAAGATTAATTAAAGAAGCCGACCAAAAATACAGAAAAAGATAGTTCCTTTAGAAGATGCGTCTGGATAAACCAAAATGGCAAACGTTACAACAAGCATAGACGCAAACAAAGCAGAGTTTTGGGAAGCAAGGATGCAAATGAACCTTAGAAAGGTTTTAGTTGCACAAGAGGTTGCAGCAGTAACAACTGCAATGTCAAGAGGTGATAAAATTCACAAACCTTACTTCACAGAACACACACCAGTTTCTTACACACCAGGCACAGAGGTAACACTACAAGGTGCAAGTTCAACTGATGACTCAATAACAATTAACACATTTTATGATGTACCAATGTATATTGATGAGGCTGAGGAAACTCAATCTTATTATGATACAATGGCAGAAATGGTAGATAGTGCTTCATATGGATTAGGTAATGTAATCGATACAGCAGTATTTGCACATTCTGACTATGGTACAGAATTTGATGATGGTGATTGTGGTGGAACAAATGGTTCAGCAATCGTATTAACTTCAGCCAACGTTATTACTTTGTTCACTAATGCTAGAAAAGCATTACAAACATTGAACGTTGTAGAAGTTAACGATTTCTGTGCAGTATTATCACCTGCAGCATTAGCATTAATTGCACAAACAGCAACAGACAAAGGATTTAACTTTGCTGATGCAGCCTTATACAATGGAAAGGTTGGTAACTTTATGGGATTTGACTTATATATGTCAAACAACCTAACTACTGCAACCTATGGTGGAACAGCAAACACAACTAATTGCTACATCGGAAAGAAAAAGATGATACAGTTAATTATGTTAGCTACACCTAGAATGAAAGTAGTTGATACTGAACTTAAGATTGGTAAAGCTATTCACTTCTGGACTGGTTATGGTATTGGAAGTTGGACAAGAGACAGGTCAAGATGGCTAGATGCAAAAATCTACGCATAGTTCTTGATTTGTACACACTGGGACTTAATAATAAAACTGAAGCCGGTGTAGAGGGAAAGAGGTTTTATTCAGTTTTTTCCTCTTTCTTTCTACCCTGGCAAAAATATATGAAAAAGAAATTAATTAAAAAAGTAGAAGAAAAATTATACGAAGGAAAAGTTATTTTACAATATTTAAAAGATACGGGAGCACCAGAAGCTGTTTTAGAAGAACAAGAAAATGGAATAGCAGAAAATATTAAATTTTTAGAATATTTAAAAAAATGAAAATAGCATACGTATTAAATTCTATAATGGATTTTAAAAATGGTTGTTATCATTATAGGTTTGCTATACCCACTAAAGAATTAAGAAAAGATGGATACGAAATAATTGAAGTAACTGTTAATTATGATGATTGGGACAAGGTTTTAAAAGAAGTTGATTGGATAATGTTTCAAAGAATGTATGGAAAACCAGTAACAGAGATTATAGCAAAAGCAAAAAAATTAGGAGTAAAAATTGCTTATGATATTGATGATGATATTTGGAGTGTTCCAGTTCATAATCCAGCAAGTATAGGAAACATAAGAGCCACGCCACAAATAATTGAAATATTAAAAGCTGCAGATGTAGTTACAACAACAACACCGAAATTAAAGAAAGTTTTACAACAATTTAACAAGAATGTCAAGGTTATTCCTAATTCAATAGATTTCAGTATATACGAATTAAACAGGTGGCAAAATAATCCTCCAGTTGTAATATATTCTGGTAGTTCAAGTCATTGGGGAGATATGTTAGAGATATTACCAATTCTTTATTCATTAAAAAAAGAATGTCCATTTAATTTAGTATTACAAGGATTTACACAAGAACCATTGGGAGCAGCAATGTTTTGTTATGAAAAATTAAAATCATTTAATGTGTTAGAAAGTGGTTCAGAATACCAAAGAACAGCTCTTAAATGTTGGGAGTTTCTAAAGGATATGGAAGTAATACATTTTCCATTTTATCCAGTAGAAATGTATCCACACATAATGAAATCAATTAATGCAGACATTGGGTTATGTCCATTAGAAGATAATGAATTTAATAAATCAAAATCTTGTATAAAGTTTTATGAATATGCTTCACTTGGAATTGCCACATTAGCACCAAACATATTACCATATTCAGAAGAAGTGAACGAAACATATAATGGATTAAGTGATTTCAAAGAAAAACTAAAAAGATTATTGGTAGATACAAAACATAGAAAAGAGGTAGTAGAAGAACAAAAAAAATGGGTATTAAAAAATAGAAACATTAAAGATATAAAAAAACTATGGATAGAGTCATTAAATTAAATTTTGGTTGTAGTAGGTGGAAATTATCTGGATTTATTAACATTGATAAAGACCCAGCAGTAGAGCCAGACCTTTTAAAAGAAATTAAATTACCATTAGATTGGGAAGATAATTCAGTAGATGAAATATATTGTGGACATTTTATAGAACATTTATTTGTAGACGATGCTATTGAAATGATAAAAGAGTGTTATAGGGTTTTAAAACCAGGTGGAAGTGTAATATTTGTAGTTCCTGATTTTCAAAAGATATTTAATGAATTTGACTTCATAAGGGCAAACAAAATGATAATGTCAAACGATGGAAAAGAAATTAATAATGTTGGGCAACCAATAGACCCACATAAATCATTATGGACAAAATATAGATTAGAAATGGAAATGTTAAATGATGGTTTTAAAACAGAGGTATTGGGAGAACATAAATATTTAGTTGCTAATGTTAGTTGGCAAACAATAATTAGGGGAATAAAATGAACGAAGATATATTTCAAAATAGATATATAGAACATCAAGATAGAAAAAAAAGAACATTAGAGATTGATGACGGTGAAGAATGTTTTATT